CGTGCTTGCGAGCAGGCAATCAAAGGGGTGTTTCATTACACTGATTTCTATGAGACTGCCAGCGACATCTTTTTGGACTCTACGGTAGCATCACTGGGAGGCGTCAAGGTCTACTCTCACGCTGGCCACATCTGTATCGAGCGCGTATTCCCCGGGGAGTTGCTTGTCGACGTTCAAGACGGTCTGTACGGCAAACCCCAAAATCTCTACCAGATCAAGCTTGTCGACAAGGAAAAGCTTGCGGCGAGATTTCCCAAGCAAACCGGCGATGTCAACTTCACGAACACGGGCGATAGCGGCCTTTTCAACTGGATTGACTGGTCCCAAAAAGAGGGATTGGTACTCGTAATCGAAGCTTGGCACCTTCCAACCTGGAACGAAAAGCGCGAGATTTACGAAGGAGGAAAGCACGTAGTCGCTACCCAGAACGCGGTACTCGCCGAGGAAGAGTGGAAACGCGATACTTTCCCCTTTGCTTTTTATCGCTGGGGTAAGCGTCTATTCGGCTGGTACGGATACGGTATTGTCGAGCAGCTCCGAGAGCAACAGCGCACGATCAACCGACTCGACAGTCGGATCAACGCGATCATACAGCGGCTTTCCGTCGGTCATCTCGTCGTATGGGATAACCCAGAAGCGAAGGTAAACACTGAGCATCTATCAAATAGCCCGCTGGATATCATCAAAATCAAGGGATCGGGGCAACCCCCAACGATCATGGCGCAGAACGCTGTCCCGACTGAGCTTTGGCAGATGCGTCAAGAAACCATTCAGGACGGGATGCGCGAGATCGGCCTAAACGAGATGCAGAGCTATGGTAACAAGCCCCCAGGGATTGATTCGGCTGTAGCGCTACGCGAGGTACAGGACGCCAGCTCACGTAGATTTAAGAAAAAGGTCCAGGGCTTCGAGGGTTTTGTGCTCGAGACGGCTCGCCTTGTGATACGTGAGCTACACGACGCGGTAGAGCGCGGTGAAAAGCTCACGATTCAAGCGAAGAAAAAGAAGGGGTCGCTTACCCTGCTAGAGCAAATAGACTGGAAAGAGGTGGCACTAAAAGACGAAGAATACCGCCTAGAGCTTGTACCTCGGTCGGCGCTACCTGATTCATCGGCTGGCCGAAAACAGACCGTAGAGGATTGGTATCGGGCTGGGTTCATCGACCAGAAAGAGGCTCGCTACTTACTCGACTTCCCCGATCTCGAACGCTTCAATAGTCTCGACCTGTCATCTCACGAGCTAATTCTCGACTCGATAGAGACCATGATCGAGGACGGAGAGTACGTATTTCCCGAGCCGACCGATGATCTGCAACTACTGATCAAGCTCACCACCCAGAGCTACAACAAATTCCGGCTTCGCAAGTTGCCGGATGATCGACTAGAACTTCTGCGCCGTTACATCGACGACGCTAAGGCCTTGATAGAGAGAGCGAAAAAATCCGCGATGGAAGAGCAAGCGGCCGCACAGGGTGCGCAACAGATGGCGCAACCCATGCAGCAACCAGCTCAACCTGGATTGCCGTCCTAGACAATAGATATCGTCGACTAGGGACGAACCCCACGAAGAGAAGACAATGGCAGAACCAAACACACAAACGACTCAAGACCAACAGAGCACGGAACCTCAACCGAGCCCAGAAGCAATAGAGGCTGATATCCGCGCGAAAGCTATCGAAGCGGCGAAAGAGCCGGAGACCCTAGCAACGTCGGCAACCCCAGCGGTACCGACGGCAGAACCACCCAGAGAAGGCGGACTAGACCCAAAGCGCCTAGCACTACAGAACGCGCGGTTAGACAAGCAAATCCGTGAACAGAAGGCCGCTTTCGACGAGCTGAAGCAACAGCAAGACCAATTGCTAGCAGCGCTCAAAGATCCGGATAAGCGCTATCAAACCCTAGAAGATCAGTTCGGAGTTACCTATCAGGACTGGACAGAGCGTCTGGTATCAGGCAGTAAGCCGCAGAGAGACGCGAGAGACATCGAGTTAGATCAGATCAAGCAAACTGTGCAAGCACTGCAAACCCAGCTTGACGAAAAAAAACAGGCGGAGCAACAGCAAGCACAGGTGGCCTTGAACTCACAAGCGGAAAACAACGCTAAAACCTATCTCGAGACGAACAAGGAAAAGTACCCGATGCTTTTCAATAATCCCAAGGGAGCCGCAATACTAATCTCAGAGGCTACGCGGAGATATGAGGCGGGAACCTTCACATCGGACGAAGAGTTGGCCGCCGAACTAGAGATGGCCTCAGTCAACGGTTTCAAGAGCGAAATCGAAAAGCTCGTAACCGTGCCAGCTTTCGTAAAGCTGCTAAACGACGCAGGCTTTACCAATACCGCACAAAAAGTGCCAGAGACTAAGCAGACCCAGCGAGAGAACCAGGGCAACAAACCATTTACCCTAACAAACGATCTGTCATCTCAGCCGACGTCTGGATTCGATTATCGAACCGCCAACGAGGATGAGATCAACGATCATGCTCGCAAAAACGCTTTTGCCGCTGTTCAGGCCGAACGCCAAAAACAGGGGTTTTAGCAGGTCTACTAGAAAAGGAATACTGCAATGTCTCTAACTCGCACACTATTCGCGTCTTATCTCAAAGATAAGTACGTCAAACCGAACAAGATTATGCTGGCCATGCTGGCGACCAATCCTGTTCTAGGGCTCATGAAAAAGGACACCTCGCTCGGCGGTGACTATTGGCGCGTGCCGATCACACATACCGCTCCGCAAGGAAGGTCGGCTACCTACGCAACGGCGAAAACCAATGCAGTGGGGTCGGGAACCAAAAAGTTCCTAGTCGACTACGCCCCGAACTATATCATCGCGAAGCTCACGGGCGACGTCGTTGATCGATGCAAGGGAAACGATAACGCGTTGCTAGATGCGCTCGACCATGAAATGAAGGGCGCAATGGCGACGATGAAGCGTGATATCCGTTGTAACCTGTTCGGGAACTATGGCGGTGCTCGCGGAGTGGTCGGTTCGATCTCAACCGTTTATTGTACTCTCGCTGACCCAGAGGATGCGGTAAACTTCGAAGCGGGGATGGAAATCTGCGACGCGGCCACCGATGGTACTAGCGGCTCGCTACGCGACTCCGGTCAAGCGATCACGCTCGTCGCGGTGAACAAGTCCACTGGCGTTTTGACTGCCGACGAGAACTGGTCGGAAATCGCATCAATGGCAGCCGGGGATTATCTGTTCGTCGCTGGCGACTTCGGTATCAAATGGTCCGGTTTTGCCGGGTGGCTTCCTGCCACGGCTCCGACGAGTGGCGATAGCTTTTTCGGCGTCGATCGAAGCGTTGCGCCGGATGTTCTAGCGGGCATTCGTTACGACGGCTCGGGAGACACGCTTGAAGAAGCTTTCGTCAACGCGGGCAGTCTCGGCGCGTTGTATGACGCGGAAGCTACCGTAGGCGTGCTGAACCCGGTAAAATGGGGGCAGTTGTCCAACTCGATTTCATCGAAGCGGATCGAAATGCTAACCCCGAACGATGCAACCTTGAAGGGACGTATCGGATACAAGGCGATCATGATTGCGACTCCGGCCGGCGACGTCCCGATTGTAGCAGACCCGGGCTGTCCCGTTGGAGTTGGATATCTTCTCGATATGGGTAGCTGGACCGCTGGCTCCGTTGGCGGCGACCTGGTTCACATCATCGACGACGACGGGCTAACGCTACGGCGCGATCCGGATTCGGACGGTTGGTTGATCGAGCTGAAATCGCTCGGTAACTTCGCCTGTGATAATCCAGGACGCAACGTACGGATCGGACTCTAGTCTAGACTCTAGACGGAAGGGACAAGATCATGAGTTACGGAATACGAAGAGAAACTGTAGAGACACCGCATAAGGGCGAAATCGTACTAACCGGTATTTTTTGGACGAACGGTTCGTCTGCTCCGACGGCTCTCGTGGGAAGCTGGATTTCCAGCGTTGCCCATACCGCCACTGGGGTTTGGACGATCACGATGGCTGAAAAGTTCCGAGGTTGGGTCGGTTTGCTCGGATGCGACGTTTCGCTGTCGATGAATGCGTTAGGTCTATCGATCGTGCAATTTGGCGCGATAGATCTCGACGCTGGCACCGTCATTATCCGAGCTGCGACTGAAAGCGGGGGCACCCTAGCCGCTGCCGATATCGCTGCTAACGCCAACAATTTCATCTCGGTTACGTTGCGACTGAAATACAACAAATCACCGGATGGAAGCGGGCTCGTCTAGTGGCTGACGACGGAAAAAAGGGCGGTGTCTCGGTACTCTTAGGTCTAGGACCGAAAGAGGATACCGAGGACCGCTCTGATCCTAAACGGATGGCCGCTGAAGCCATGATGGACGCGATCAAGTCGAAAGACGTTGACATGTTCATGATGGCTTTTGACGATTATATGAGCTATCGAATGGAGCCGGAAGAGTGATTACTCGCACGGACGCACAACTAATATCAGAGGTAAGAGATAGATCGGACCTGGGTAACTCTCAGTTTCGCACGGATGCACAGGTTCGCCGCTATCTAAACGAGGCAAACCGGCAATTGACGGCGAAGCTTTTGGCGCTTCACGGTGCCGACTATCTCTATGCCACTGATACGATTGCAACGGTTGACGGCACCGCGTTGTACGACTTGCCCAACGATTGCTTCAAGGCGAAGTTCTTTCGCGTTACCATCAATGGGAATAGAGTGGACATCCCTAGGGCTACTACCGATGAGATAGACCTGGATAACGAGTCGGCAGGATGGGCTGGCGTGTTGACGCGGCCTAAGCATCGCATCCAGGGAGATCAGGTTCGCTTTGTGCCGACTCCGCGAGCAGTGCATACGGTAACGGTTCATTATATCCATACAGCTATTGCGTTCGACGGAGCGGTAGGTAATGCCGCGATCGAAGAGCTATCGGATAGTGCAGACTTTTTGCAGGGCTATTGGGGCTTCGAAGAATGGGTGGTTTTGAAAGCCGCGATCAAGGTCAAGCACGACCAGGAAGAGGATAGCTCACAGCTACTTTTCGAACTAGGAGAACTCTGGAAGGACATAGAGAAAATCGCCGATGATCGAACGGATACCGAACCGGAGCAGGTAAGAGATAAAGATCCGTGGTTTGTGGAAGGATATGATTTTTAGTGATTAAGTTTCCCTCAAAGCCTTTTTCTTTGCCCGGTTTCCCGCTGATTGAGCAAGCGCTTAATCACTTTCGCACAGCGATAGAAGGTTTCGTTCGAGATATAAACAGGTGTCCGTTTATATACGGTAATCATGTAACGAATCAATCAGTCAACACTAATTGGCAGCAGTATTATCACAAGCTCGGTAGAATACCGCGTGGCTGGATAGTTACATATAGTAGCAATAGGGTATATTTTGCCGAGTCTATCGACGAGCGCAGCGATAAATCTGTAACAATGCGTGGTAGTGGGACCACAACCGTAGATATTTGGTTTTTCTAACACGCCGCTGCAAAAACAATATTGCGAGATGGTTTTTGGGCAAGCTGGCCGTATGTCGCGCCAGGA